ATAAATTTTAATCTCGTAAGCATTTTGAGGGGAACCATCAGAAAATACTGGAGTCCATGTAACTGATGGGAATGATGTATCGGTAACTGTCCCATTTGGCGCTGTGACGGTAACCGTAGGGCGCGGAGCGGTCTCAACATCAATGTAAAGCGCGTAAAGAGTTGTTCGGTTAGTTGGGTTTGGCGGTAGAACTACTGAGCCAGTAGCACCATCTGTGAACTTAACTACTAGATTATCCAGAAGTGTTTGTGTCCAACTTGCACCATTAGGGGCAGATGTGAGTTTAATACCTAAATCATAAGTAGTTGCAGTAACAACGCCTTGCTTCGTAACTGGAATACCATAACTAACAGTACGACCATTACGGTCTGTAATTACGCCAATGCTGAACTGAGCAAGAGAGTCTGCCGCTAATGACGAGATACGAGCGCGAAGATTGATTGAGGTAATAGTCTCATCGGCTGACAAAGTGGTGGTTCCGAACTCAGTCTCGTATGAAGCGGCAACGGTTGTACTGGTGCGGAGTAGGTAAGTAGCATCGGTGTCGTCTGCCAAAACTGCATGGTCGGAGCCACCTGTGCCAGTAAAGAGAGTATCGCCATTCCAGTTGGCATTAGGGCGAAGTGTGTACGAAGCCATTATTTAGCCGCCAATTCCTTAGCCAAGATTGCAAATGTTTCTTGAATCTTATCGGTAATAATTTTAATCTGTTCGTCTGTATCTTTTGCCCCAGCGGTACTGATATTGATTTGGAAAGCGCCTTGCTGGATGTACTGATTTGTTCCACTACCCCTAGTTGTTAAGTCTCCTTGCAATGAGGCGTATTTAGCCTCTGCGTTAGCGATGAGTCCACCGTAGGCAGCCTGAGCGCCCATCTGACCAATAGCCGCACCTGAGTAGGTAATTGCCTTCTGTAAGGCGTTAATTTGAGCAATGTTTGACTTTGCATCTCCAGTAAGAATTGAGGATGCTAACTGAGCGCCCTTAATTGGACCAGCCTCAATGATGTCCTTCAGCGCACCTGCATCAAGTTCAAGAGATTGTAATTGCTGAATTTGATTTGCGAACTGAAGGCTCTTATTTAATCTTTGATTCATATTATCAATCAGAGATTTAGCCTTTGGAATAAATCCGTCAGGCAACTCAATGCTCTTTAGACCAGCAAAGCCTACGATTGTGTCCTTGAGGCTATCTGCAAAATCACGCGCTGCGTTTTTAAGGTCATCAAGAACTGACTTGATTGAATCAATTGCAGAGCGCATTGCTTCTTTAACTGCATCTAATCTCTTTTGCTGAGCCTCTAGCGCCTCAGCGTTTTTATCATCGCCTAAGTCTCCAGGGAGTGAGAACTCTTTTTTCAAGTCTCCCAAAATATCGCCAAAGCCAAGACCCTTTTTAAGACCATCAATCATGCCCGAGAAGGCATCGCCCATCTTGTCGGCAAAGTTTGAATCAGTAAAAGATTCAACTGTTGCCGCTGTTGCCAGAAGCCAATTTGATGCAGTTGTAGCGCCATCTGATACAACCTTCATAACTGTCTTGAAAATGTCTTTATCTTTTATGCCTTGCATCAAATCAATAGTTTTACCGAGAACTTCAGAGGCTTTCTCTGCTCCTTTAACAATACCGCCAAGTATCTTGTCGCCATCAACATTCTGTGCGAACTCGGTTGCACCTTTAGCAAAACCTAAAAGTTTGTTAGCAATCTTAGACAGGGTTCCCTCAGCCCCAGTCTCGTAATTACCCCAACTCAAAGATGCGCCAATGACAACCTTGCTTACCTTGGTAATTAAATCGTTGATTTTTCCTGTTCCATCAGCAACAGTTTTAGTTACTGAGGCAATGTTAGAAGCATCATCAAATTTTGCTACTTCTTCTTTTGTTCCGCGAATAGAGGCTTCTAGTCTTGCAAGGCTGCTTATGAGTCCGTCTGGAACAAGTATGTCTGGTAGAGAGCGAGCCTTTTCCAATATCCAGCCAATAAAGTCAGCGAACTTACCTCTCATCCATTTGATGACTCCGCCAATCATGTCACCGAGGTTGCTAAAAATCCTTCCAATGAACTCAGTACCTTTACCAATTGCCTCTGTAATTCTTGACCATTGCTCGGCAATCCATTGCTTGAGGACTCCGAACCAATGGATAAGAGTTGCAATTCCCTTTAGGATATTAGCAAAAACAGTTAGGACATAAGTAATTGCCGCGCCAATATAACGAGCAATAAACTCAAAAATTTGACCAATCAACTTTGCAAAACTAGCGTGTTCTTTTACAAGAGATATAAAAGCATCAATCCAGAATTTGTAGAATTTAATGTAGGAGATTACTGCGAACAAAATAACATCCAGCATAAATTCATAAATTGTGGCGATTGCATTGCCGAGGCTATTATTTGTATCCATTACATAGGCAACACCCTTGAGCCAATAAGCAAGCGCTCGCATAATAAATCCAATTGCTTTACCAACTACCTTAGCAACAAAGTTAATAGCGGTGGTTACTACTTCTCTAAAGGTTTCGCTGTTCTTGTAAGCAATTACAAATCCAATTACGAGGGCTGCGATTGCTGCAACAATTCCAAAAGTCATAAGGGCAGTAGGAGCCATTGCGGTATTGAGTGCAGTAGTCGCACCTGCAAGACTCGCTGTTGCCGCTGTCGCTGCCGTCTCTGCTGCTGCTAAGTTAGTTTGGGCTATGGCAAGGGCTGATGCTGCAATCGCTCCGCCGCCAAGGGCTACATTTAATCCAGCCTGTTGAACTGCTGCCTGAGCCGTTAAAACATTGTGAGCGGTCTGCTGCACATTCGCTTGAGCCTGGGTAACTGCTGCTCTCGCATTAGCAACCGCCTGAGCGTTTGTCATTTTTGCGTGTATTGCAGTCATAATGGCTGAGACTTTTGTAATTGCTAACTGCGTTAGAAGGACAGCCTTATAGCCGATATATGAGGCAACTAGAACACCTACGATGTATTTAATTCCATTGAGGATTGTTTTATGTGAACTCAGGAAGTTATTAGCACCCTGGATAACTGTTGCTAGACCGCCAATAGCCTTAGCCAGAATTGCCACGCCGAATCCAGCAGCAACAGCAAAAGCCTTTCCAACTGCTACAACGATATTCACCAAAGGCGAGAGGGCGCTAAATAATCTATTGACTGCATCTTTTACCTGGTTAGATGTTAAGTACAAAGTGGTAAGACCAATAACGACAATACCGATTGGACCAGCCAACATTCCGAGGACTGAGCCTAGAACTGGGATTGAAGCGAATACGCGAGCGCCAGCAAAAGTAGCGAACATAGCCAAAAGAGAAGCAAGGGCTGGCAGAACAAACTCAATTTTTGTAGCAAGATTTTTTACAGCATCTCCAACTGGGTCGAAGTTAGATTTCAACTCACCAGCGGCATCGGTTACTTTAGTCATTCCATCAAGCATTGTTTTCATGTGCTTGAGGAAGGAAACAATAGGAGCAGTAAATTTAATAATTACTTGCTTGACTGCCTCAATAACAATTTTGAAGGCAACGCTATTTTCAAGAGCCTTTGCAAAAGATTTTGTGAGTTCGTAAAGATGGAAGATTACTGGTCCAATTCCCTTAAGGAGCATATTTCCAAGGGATACCTGAATTTCATTTGACATACGGGCAAAAGAACGGAGAACCTTTCCAGGACTCTGCATCGCGGCATCATAAGCACCCGCAACATTCTTTGCTTCCTCTAGCGCTCCGTTAAGAACCGCTTGCTGTTTTTCCTGGTAAGTAAGGGCTGCTGCGGATTTTCCAAGAGTTTTAGCAAAAGCCTCATACATCTGTCCAGCAGATTTTTGAATACCAACTGATTTAAGAACTTCGCTTCGACCCGTAATAACGGCGTGTGTGAGCATATCGTAAGTCTCAGATGAGTTCTTTGCTCCAACGATAGCGAAGTCTTGAGCAGCAGCCGCGAGAAGCGCTGCCTTGCTCATATCTAAATGATTTTGTGCAAACTTAATAGCGGTCTTGGATGCAATTTCCATCTCAATACCCTCGGCTTTAATAGCGAGGGCTGTGTCTTTGATTGCTTGGTAACCAAGACCAGTAGATTTACCGATGGCATCCATCGCGTAATCAAGTTCTTCAATACGGGCAGCAGCCATAAATGACTTTGTACCCATTGCGATAAGTGCAGTAGTGAGTGCTGCGGAAGCAACGCCGATACCGACCATTGCTCCACGCAGACTTGCACTCTTTTGAGCGAACTCATCTACCGATGCGGATGCTTGCTGCATCCCCTTGGTGAACTGTGCGGTTTCAGCGGTAAGCCGAGCGCGAACTTCCATGGTTGGAGTTTCTGCCATTATCGCCTCGCTTTCGCTCTACGCTCTGCCTTCTCTTGCTCTTTTGCTTTGAGAGTCCATAACGCAGTCCACTCAGTTAATTCCATACTGCTAAGAGGGCGGTGTGCTGGACTCCCGTAAAGAAGTTCAGCCACCGTTCGCCCTAGTTTTTCTGCGATTTCAAATAGAACTCGCCGCTCAGGATTCTTTAGGAAATCGTGCCTGTGCTTCGTCTACCGCCTTCTCTGTCAAACCAGATGAGCCAAGTGCCTTTGTAGCGAGGCGCTCAATAACAGCGCCACTCTTTGAAAGGATGGCTTCCTTATCCTGGTCTGTAAAGACTGGTAGACCTGTTTCTGGGTCGTAGACAGTTGCAATAACTGTCAATGCGTACATCTTGGCAACATCTGTCTTTTCGCCGTTTGATGCACCCTCGCCCAGTTTGGCGCGTTCTGCCGCTGTCATTGAACGAACTTCTACAGTTACGCCCCACTCTGGAACTTCTACAAGTTCCTTTGTGATGTCATCGGCACTAAAGATTTTATCTTTGAGACTCATTTATTTCTCCTTGGGACACTAGGTTGGTCACGATTTATTAAGTTGTTTTTCTATTTAATTATGCGAAAGTACCGCGTGTTACTGCACCTGTTACTTGGAACTCTGCTGAGTATGTCACGACATCTCCAACAGCACCAGACTTCTCGTATGAAGTCATAAGGCACTCGCCTGTGTACTTAACCTGTCCAGCAGTTGTGCCTTCTGGACCGTATTCGAATGAGAGTGTTGCAGCCTGACCGAGAACACCAGCAAGGTGAGCATCAACTGTTGCATCGAAGTTTCCTGATACTGAGAGTGATGAGTCAGACAAACCGACAATGTAGGTCTTTGCAGAACTTCCGAAACTTGTAGTTTCAGCAGTCTCAATTGTCTGAGGGAATGAAACATCTGTGAGTGTGTTACTAATATCGGTAAGTGTGCCACCTGAGTTGTCTACCTTGAATGAGGTGGACTTACCATGACGAAATGTAGGCATTTATTATCTCCTTGAAAAAGCCACGATTGGGGTGGCGGTACCTGTGGAACCTGCAACCGTGTAGTTCACGCGCAGGTATCTTGCTACTGATGTTCCAGCCGCAACTTCAACTCGGTAAGAAATCTTTTGAGTTGATGTAACTGCGGTGAAGGTCACCAAGTCTGTAAAGGTTGAGTTGTCGGCTGACTGCTGAACCTTTACGGTGATATTTCCGTTTCGTGTATTTGTTGGAACGGAAAGATATGCGACTCCACCATTGGCTGATGAAGCGCCATTGTCCACGCCCGTTCCGTTTCCAGTCGCGCTAACGGCTGAACCAGAGGACAAAATGACCCCGTGTTCTACGCCATTAGATGACTGGAACTCAGCACTTGCCTGGACAACATCTGCAATTGCACCTGATACTTCGTATGAGGTGTCATCGGACTCAAGCATTACGGCGCGAGCGCCGTTTGAATGACCTTCGGTTGCAACAATAACTTTTTGCTTTGTGGCTGCACCGAGAACTGATGAGAAATAATCATCTGTACCTGTATCGGCTGTTCCTTCAAACATACCTGAAAGAGATACTGTTCCATCCTTTAGACCAGTAA